ACTATTATGCCCGCAAAGAAACATTCATTTGACATAGGAACTCTCAGTTCTGCTATAGATCAAATAAACGTGCAGGGTTCCAAGGTTTTCATTAATTTTTCAGGAAATGAAAAAACCTACGAGTATACTTGGAAACCTGCAAACCGTACACTTCTAGACAAACTCGAAGGTTTTGTTAAGAACCCTGAAAGTATATCACTTGGACGATTTTATAATGATTCCCTCAAAAATGGGGACTTGATTCAATTAACGATTTAACGTACACTTGTATCGAAAGGCACAACTAATGGCAAAATCTTACACTTCTCGCAAGAATGGCAGTTTTTCTCAAAAAAAGAAAAAACTGGCAGAAATTGAAGAATTAGAAGAAAGTGGTCTATTAGACATGTTATCTAATAGACAGAAGATATACTCAAAGGACATGGAGGCATTCTATGATTAAGACTTATGTTGAGACATATGAGACACATAAGACATTAGAGACAGCTGTAGCACTCTGCCAGTACCTCCTAGACACTGACCAGGTGCTGCCCCAGTATAAAACCCTCTGCAACTATCTGTTGCTAGAGGGTTGCTGCTATGACGTTGGATATATTATTTAATCCACTAATGGATTATCAATCCACTTTATTTTCTTTTCCTCGATGGCGATATCAAAACAGATCTCGCACATACAATCCATAAGAGGGAATGCATCTCGCCAATCATAATTCTCTTCGAGTGGGGCGTCCCAATAATAATAGAGGTCTGGTTGATAATTGGGATCCTTTTTGTCTTTAAGAATCCCATCATAGGTATCATCAAAGTTCCCGCATGAGTCGCAATACGCCATTAATCTACCCTCTCATCATATATTCTAATTGATAGTTCGGCATCTTGAGATAACTTTATCCCTGCTCTCTCAAATGCTTCCCAAATCTTGTTAGAAATGTGATTATGCTCGTCCTCTGGTATATGCTCATAGAGGTTGTAATACTTTTGTGAGTTCATAAGGAATTCTCCCAGACTTGAGTTTTAAACTTCTTAACTGCACGGTCTAGCATTTTCATGTCACCGTCAGAGGGTGAACAATCGGTGATGCTTAAGAACGCGAATGTTTCCTGGACGTCTGCTATGAGGTCTAGGAGAGCGAGTTCATTAGGTGAGTTTAATGTCTCACCTATTCTTAAAGTGTCCTTAGCGATTAATGCCTTGTATTCTATGGGTGTTAAACTTTTCATTTTGCTCCTAGGTAACGTTTAGAGGGGAATCCATCGCGGTTGTATGGGGTGACTGGTTGAGGTCTGCAGTTCATTATATGCACCTCGCTTCGAATATAGCATTTGCTTTTTTGTCGAGTGCAATTTGAACTCCTAGATGGTCTTCTATTAGAGCGAACATCTCACTTGTTAGGTTGTTTGCTTCACAGAATTCTGTTACTGCTGTCTCAAAACAATCTTCGAGTATAGATTCATGGTGTAGAGTTGACATAGATTTTAAAACCTTGTTTGTATATTAATATTATAACCCCTATCATGGTTTAATAGGGGTTGAGTGTGCCAGTTTGTTAACTGTCCTTTGCTACCTCTTCCATGGTGGGTATTGTTAACCCGCATATGGTTGTAGTGATTTTGTTCCAGTTCTCATCTCTTGTATAGTCGATGCTGTAACAATGCCAGCGACCTTTTAACCACAGATAAAAGAACTCTTGCCCGTCGTCTATCTCTGCTAATTCCTGCATAGTTTGACTTCTTCGGGGTACTTCAGAGTCGCCCCCGTAGTATTCGGGGTGTCCCTCGCACTCGTCAAACTTTTCAGTTTCTTTATTCCACTTGCTGGTAGAATAGCAAGACGACATATTACCACCGTCTATAAGTTCCCTTACCTTTTCATCTGTATTATAATGCTCATTAAGCATTACACCCAACCACTGGGGGTAACCGTCCCAATGATGATAAACAGAAAGAATGGAATCATCTTGAAGTACATAACCGATCCTTGCATTTGTTGACATAGAAGTTTGTTTGTTTATACTATTATTATAGAGGATTACACCAGGTGCTGCAAGTATCATATTATACATCGTATCAATTGATACATGAGGTCAGCTGACTATAAAAAACAGCTGCTTGAGTGACGAAGATTTAAAGAGCGACCCAACTCTGTATATCTTTATTATAACGGATATACAGATCGCTATGGGCAGCTGGTGGACAGTTTGTCAACTGTCCCTTACTTTAATTACCAGTCCCCGTTGCTGTCTGAAAAGCAATCCTCGTTCCAATGCTCGTTGGCATCTAGAATCCCTACGTATCTCATGATTTCGTCATAGATTTGCATACCAGACCTAGACATTCTATTACAAGAATAATCCCAACCGAGTTCGGTTAGTTTCTCAAGGATTACTGAAAGTTTGACTTGCTTCAATTTGTTTGGATTTGACATAGATTTTAAAACCTTGTTTGTATAGTAATATTATAGTCCCTAGAGATTTACTTTAGGGACTAGTTGTACCAGTTTGTTAACTGTCTGGAATCTGCTTGTAAACTCCCTCCATGACTGCATCAACTAGGTTATCATACGTTTGTACGTCCCAGTCTTTCTGCTCTGCCACGTCCATCTCATAACCAAACATGACGAGTTCTTGTAGGTATCCGAGTTGACCTGTTGTAAGTTGAATATTATGCATAGTCACGGGCGTACCTCTCGTTAGTAATTTCTATGTGTTGGTCTTCGGTCTTACTAGGAAATTCCTGCATGACCTCGTAGTAGATTGACCAAAGGATCTCGGTGTCTGACATGTTGCACACTGATGAAGTAAGCATTAAGCGACCCCCTGAAGAATGTCGCTGTTGCATCTCTCAACTATGAATGAGTCAGGCACTTCTTTTATGTTTGCTTTGTCTATATGCTTGAAGTACTTGTTGATGTGTCTAGTAGTAGTTGAACTATACCATGTAGAAGTTTTGAAGTAACCAAACCCCTTTGCATAACCCGCTACAGGTGTTTCATATGAAAAGAAAATTGAATCACCGTTGTTGAGAGATAATTCTGTTTGGTTTGAACCTTGTTGTCTGAGAATCATTTTGAAATGTCCTTTGTTTGTATGTTTACATTATAGAGCATTTTCACCTGCCTATGGGGTGATAGTGGACAGTTTGCCAACTGTCCTAGAAGAATGATGGTGTCTTAGGTGTGGCGGGTAGTTCTACCTTAGAAAACAATCTATTCATAATGTCGCGTACTCGCTCACGGTCTAGACTGTCACCGTTACCCCATGAGTAATCAGTAACATGCTCTGAGGCACACATATCTAAATGCATGAGTGTTGCATAGGCAATCTGCTCTTTAGTACGTTTGTTCTCTGGATAGATACCATTCACCCCATAGAAGTCTAGGCAGTAGTCAAGAAATTCAGCGAAGTTATTAATCATAAGTCAAAAATGTGTAAGATGGTTAGAAAGAAGAGGTAGAATACCTCTGTGAATCTGCGGGTCATGTGAATACCAATTGTGGAAGCGTTACCGCTGTATACATTATAGCATCCTGCCTAAACGCTTTCTTGTATGCTTCGCCCACTTTAAGAAGTGTCCCTACAATCGCTTTATCGTCAGTGTTAACACTAATGATTTTAGACTGTTCGACGGTTCCACGGTAGATGCCTTGACAATCTTGTATAGTACAAAATTCAAGCTGAGTTGCTACGGTGTCTAATACGAATGCGTCCCACATCTGACGAGTGACTTTGCCCTCATCTCCGATGTTAAGACCTAATGTGATGCTATGAGTTTGCATAAAGCAGTAATCTTCAGTACTCCCTTATTATACATCGGCAGCGGGTGATATTACCAGGTAGTGTGCCACTTTATAAACTGTCCACTATTGTCCCATATGCTGTTCATAGGCAGTATAATAGAATCATAGAAACAAAACCATTACGAGTTCCAAATGTTCACATCAAAAAGAGTAATACGCAAACCAGAAAAAGTAGTCAGATATTATTGCGACAACGGTTACGGTTTATCCGTCGCATGTCATGAGCATTCTTACGGAGGATCCGATGGTCTTTATGAAATCGCTCTTTTAAAAGGTGACAAACTTCACTATGATGATCATGAGTGGCAGGACGTCAGAGGATACCTAACAAAGGCAGAAGTCTGGAATTGGTTAAAGGTTGTCTCAGAGTATTGAGGCAATCCAGCTGACCTGGTGTCAATCCAGCTGACCCAGTGTGCCAGTTAACAAAGTGTCCACTATTTTCCCATATGCACTTCATAGGCAGTATAATAGTAGTATAAACAAAGCAAAGGTTAACCTTATGTTCAACGACAAACTTCAACCAATCTACGACGGAAGAGTTTTAGTCAACCAGTCTGCAATGAATGACCCCGCAGTTCAGGCAGCATTAGCAGAGATGTCAAAGCGTAACTTTGAACCTCAAGAGATTAACAGATACGGAATCTGGTACATTAGCGACAGACACTAATGTTACGTAATATTTCAATACTCGCACGTACTCTCGTTAACGTCCTTGATGACGCTATAATAAGTACATACAAACAATTCACCAATCAGAGCATTATGACTACTTGGGCAATCCAACCTTCAGACTACGGAAACGAAGTTAAAATATGGGCAGACGTCTTCGACGGTTCCCACTTCGCAGATGCTAAACGTCACGCAATCAGACAGGCAGAATTGCTAGAGCGTCCCGTGACTATATGGAAAGTAGGCACTGTGTCAGAATTCAAATGGATGGAGGTTAAGTAAATGGATAAACGCAATATCACAGTCACAGAGAGCGAGGAATCAGTCCTCGTCAAGATGGGCGAATACTTCCTAGATATGGGATGGATAGACGACGACACAGAGCAAGCATTTGATTCTCTAGTAGAGAAGATTTGCGAACCCGCCCCATGGGATTATACCACGTAACGAATTGTTACAGTATCGGGATATACTCGCACTATGTCCCCTCTATCCTCTATAATAAGGATATACAAACGAAATCAATTACTCACATTTAGATTATGATTCAAAAATTCATCGAAGTCCCTAATACACTAATCAAGGAACCAGTTCCAATGGGTTCATTTGCATACGATATGCTATTCAGTATGGCAGAAGAATACGGCAAGGCAGAACTTGTCTGGTATTCTCTTAACGGATCTCGCATTGTGGAGGGTTCTTACTAATGTCCTTTTTCAAACACGTAGAACTTCACAAATACGACCTAACAGACAAAGGCGTATCCGATGCATGCTATGACGAAATCTGTATTGACAACCCTCTCCTAGAAGACGTTCTCACCACGGAACAAATACAAGTTCTTGCAGATGAGATGAGAGAGAGATTCAAGGACTACATGAGACCTTTATTTGCTTAATCCTATGCCTGAGAATACATACATCTATGACGCAGTCTGGGAAGAATACAGACATGAGCACGGATACACAGAGGACGAAATGAATGAACACGTTATGTTCTCTGAAGACCGCAGTGTATATGATGAACTTGAAGAACGTGTGAAGCATACCAAGTGGCAGGAGGCACAGCGTATGCACTGGATGCAAGGCGAAGCACCAGAGTTTGAGAGGAGAGTCCCCGAAGACTGTCCATTCTAAGACGTGGCATGTATGACTTTACCTGTGGGGTTATCCTACTAAGACGCTTGTTATACAGTAAGACCACACATCTAACTGCCTGAGGCATGGGTTGCGTTAACTAATCGCATTTAAGTCGAACCTCTCAGGCAGTTGCCCCCCCCCGTATGCCGTTTAAGGAGTCCCAGAAGAGCTAATCTATAAAGTCTTGCATCCGCGAGCGTGATATAAAATATAAAATTTTTCCAAAATAATTTTCCCAGTAAAAATGCACTCTAAGATTTTTTCAAGTCCAACCACCTCAGTCTATCTCTATAGTAATACAATTGCTTCTACAGATAACCTAGTCAAAACCGCCATTAAAGACTTCTTACCAAACTATGAGTTGAACTGTAAGAAACCCATAGAGATTCATTGGAACAAATCAGACACTCAGGAACATACTGTTATTGCAGTATCCTCAGAGAACGTTGGTATTGATATTGAATACATGAAAGAACGTCCCTTCTATAAGATATCTAAGAGATACTTTGATGGTCATGAAGTAACTGCGAATAAACTATTCTTCTACGACACTTGGACTAGGAAGGAAGCATACACTAAGTGGAAGAAAGAGAAGATTGCAGTGAATATGAAAGAACGTATTGATAAGGTACTGATGTATGCAGATAAAACAGGAGACATGCTACCTCTACAAGGTTTACCTGACAACGTAATTGGTTATCTATGTACTTGACATTGTGTCTGAATGCTGATATACTAAATAAAACGTTACCCACTTCTTGCCAATGCAGTACGTATTGTACAACGAACACCAAGACCAGATAGGAACTTACAATTCCATCTATGAACTGAGAAAGTTTCTCTGTGACCGTAAGTATGAGATAGACTGTGATAAGGATATAGGAGATACATTTGATTACATCAAACACATCAAATGGTATTTTGATATTAAACAAAACTAATGGAGGATTCAATGTCAGGCGATTACTTTACACATACAGATAGAAAGTATGATGAGATACTAGCACGTCTAGAGAAGTTAGAAGAGAAAGTAAGAAAGAGTCAACTGATGATGAAGAGGACTACTGATGGCGAGTATGAGAGACTCGTTGATGTTGTGGTAGACCATGACAAAACAATCACTGAGATTGTCGAGTATAGTGTAGGTACTTTGAATGAGGGAGATACTAATTGGTAAAGCAGACGATTCATTCAGATTTGTTACTGTCCATCTATATCAAAGCACGCAAGGTTAAATACAAGTATGCTCCTGTGAGAAAGCATAAGAATTGGTTTTTATTCGGATGAACAAGACTGTAAGGAAAAAACCCCGAAAACCCCGCGTTGGTTTCAAAGGATAAATAAGAAGTATGGAATATACAACTCCCACGTTCATGTCTGCGTTAGCACGCAAGTTAGCATACCTTTCGCAATCAGACGACGCACTGAAGTCACTTAGTTCTAAACTATGCCAGCAGTATCAAGGAAAGGCGACTCCCTTTCAACAGGTCATGCCTGTGCAGGGACTACAACCCTTGCCTCCCCAACCCAATCTACCGTTAAGGCGACTGGACAATACATAGCACGAATCGGAGACCCAACAGTTTCCCATCCGTTCCCTCCAGTGCCAGCATGTGGTCCACATGTTGCAACAGTAAATGCTGGTTCCCCAAACGTATACGTAGAAGGAATCAAAGTTGCTCGTATTGGCGATAGTGCCGATGCAGGGGAAATGACCTCAGGTAGTACATCCGTATTCATTAACGACAAAACTTAATTATGGCGACACGATTTAATAATGGCATTCCTAGTGTAGAATCCAAACCAAAGAAATCTGCACAAGGAAGAGGAAAGCACACGAAGTATAGTGCTACATCAAGAAACAAAACAAAGAAGAGGTACCGTGGGCAAGGCTGAGAGAATTAAAGATGGTGGCAGGAATGCAAATATACCCGTAGATATGTCTGATCATTTCTATGATCATGGCAATGAATATTGCAGATATCTAATCACAGACCCACGTTCTGATAGGAAATCTAAAAAACCCGTATAAATATATTGATAGCACTATATTTTACGCAAAATGGCGTTGGTATCGAAGTCTTTTAGAGACTTCTCCTTAACATTTGAAAAGAACGCAGTTACAAACGACGTATTGTCACTGAAGGATGCAGCTGCAATTAAAGCAGCAGTTAAGAATATAGTCTTATACAACTTTTATGAGAAACCTTTTGATCCTGCCTTCGGTGGTAATATCATTGGACTCTTATTTGAGAACTACACCAGCGGTCTAGCAACAGAGATTGAAGAACGAATCACTAATGCTATACAAATACATGAACCAAGGGTTGCAGTCTACGAAGTAGTAGCAGACTGGGAAGAAGATCGTAATGAACTTAACGTTAGTGTATCGTATATTATTTTAGGACTCACTCCTAAGATTGATGATATCAGTATTGCATTCAAACCATAATGGCATTCAACCAAGTTAATGCTCTTGAGTTTAACGAAATCAAGGCACAAATAAAAGAATACTTAAGATCACAGTCACAGTTTAGTGATTATGACTTTGAGGGGTCGTCTCTATCGGTACTTTTAGACACTCTTGCTTATAATACGTACTATACAAGTGTAAATGCGAACCTTGCAGTTAACGAAGGGTTCCTTGAGACGGCAGTTTTAAGAGAAAACGTTGTTAAACTTGCTCGTATGTTAGGTTATACTCCTAAGAGTGCAAGAAGTTCTACATGTACAGTTGATATTAATATTCAGACAGCGTTCCCATACCCTATTACTGTAACTATGGCAGCAGGATTGGTGCTTAACTTCACAGGATTGGACAATAACAACTTTGTTTTCTCTCTTCCTACTGATAATACAGTATCGGTAAACAGTTTAACAGGTATCGCAACGTTTTCTAATGTAGTTTTGAGTGAAGGATTGTTCCTTACAGACACTTTTGTTAAGAACACTAACCAAAGACAGAGATTTATACTTACAAATGGTAATGCAGACACCTCTTCCATGATAGTAGAGGTTACTTCTGGTACTATTACAGAGAAATATTTACAAGCAACTGATATTACAAAGATAAATTCTACTTCTAAGGTCTTTTTCTTAGAGGAGAGTGAGTATGAAGTACCCGAAGTTCTTTTTGGCGATGGTATTATTGGTAAAAACCTTTCTAACGGTGACGTTGTTAATGTAAAGTATACAACTTCTACTGGTATCGGTGCAAATGGTCTTACTGTTTTTGAGAATATTGGTACATTTAGAGATAATAATCTAAATGCACTGACCTCTGGCATTACAATTGCTGTTACAAGTTTCCCAGATGGTGGTGCTCCTGCAGAAACTACCGAGTCTATCAAGTTTGCTGCACCTAAATTCTACTCTGCCTTCGGTAGAGCAGTTTCTACACGTGATTATGAAGCGATAGTTCCTCAGATTTACGCAAATGTGGGTTCTATTGCTTGTTATGGTGGTGAAGAAGCAGAACCACCCGAATATGGAAAGGTATTTTTGGCAATCAAACCAAAAAATGCCGATAGATTATCACTTTCGGAGAAAAATGCGATTCTGAAGAAGTTGAGAGACTACTCTGTAGCTGCTATTCAACCTTCTATCATTGATCCAAGCATACTTTACATAGATTTGACCACTTTTGCATACTATAACCCCAATGTTACACGTAGAGAACCATCAGAAGTCAAGAATATCATTATTGCAGCGTTAACCTCACTCAACTCAAGTGCGGAGTTTAACAAATTTGGTGGAAAATTCAAGTTTTCCAAGGTACAGAGGATAATTGATGAAGCAGAGAGCTCAATTACCTCTAATATAACTCGTGTCAGGATGAGAAAGAACGTAACAGTCGATCTCAATGCTCGTGTCAACTATAAAATATGTTATGGAAACAGAATTAATCAACAAACATCGACGAAACCTTCAGTTTCTTCGTCTGGTTTTAAAATCGTGGGTGACGACATCAATACTTACTATCTAAATGATGATGGTAATGGTACATTGAGACTCTATTATGTTAAAGGTACTGGTGAGTTTGAGTACATTGATGGTTTATGGGGAACTATAAACTACGATATGGGTGATGTTGTAATCAATGACTTGATTATACAGTCTACATCTGTTGCTAATAATGTATTGCAAATTTCTGCATCCCCTAAGTCGAATGATTTAATCTCTTTACGAGAAACCTATCTGACACTAGGCATAGATAATACAGCTGTAAGTGTAGTAGAAGATACTATAAGCAGTGGATCAAATCTTTCTGGAACAGGAGTGCTACCAGAATCTAGCTATCAATACTAAGAATGACAAATAGTAGTTGGAAAGTTGGGTCGTGGACAACCCCGACCACCACGGTTACAGCAACACCTGTACCGTCGGAGGTTAGTCCTGAGTCAAGATCGAAGATATCAACAAGTGTATCATCACAGTTTCCTAGTTTCATACAGGAAAACTTTGGTACGTTCATAGAATTTGTAAAAGAGTACTATAAATCACAAGAATTAAAGGGATATTGCATTGACATCATCCAAAACTGGGGTGATTACTATAATATTGACCAATACGGAGAACTTGTAACTCAAACAACGCTAATTTCAGCTGTTACAACGTCTTCTGCAACAATTGACGTCGAATCTACAAGAGATTTTCCCGATGAGGGACTATTAATGATTGATGATGAGATAATTTACTACCAAAGTAAAGGATCTACTCTATTTCAGACTTGTGCAAGAGGATTTAATGCTGTAAAGGCAGTTGGAATCGAAGGAGAGTATAAATTCGAGTCTACAACCGCTGCAGCACACACTATTGGCACTACAGTTGTCAATTTGAACAATATTTTCCCACTTTACATGCTTGGGAAGTTCAAAGAGCAGTTTTTATCAACATATCCAAAGAATTTTGCAACTGGAGTTACGGAAAGTACCGTAATTAAGAGAATTAAGGACTTTTACGCTTCTAAGGGTTCTACAAGGTCTTTCCAATTTGTATTAAGGTCACTTTTTGGTGTTGAGTCTCAAGTGTCTTACCCAAGAGACAGAATATTCAAACCATCAGACGCATACTACACTTCTAGAGAAGTAATTCGTGCAGTTCCTATTGTTGGTGATCCTATTGCACTTGTAGGTCAAGTATTATACCAAGAAGCAGATGCAACAGACCCAAATGTCGATGCAGCACGTATTTACGTAAAAGGAGTTGTAGAAGTCTTTACTCCTCAAGGATCTATCTTTGAAATTGATGTAGACACGAATAATTCATCTGGTGCATTTGTTACACCGTACAAAACAGTGCTTTCTGCTGATTTAGGTGCAAACTTAACAGATGATGTTGTAACAGTCGATTCTACACTTGGTTGGCCGCAGCAAAATGGTAGATTTAGGTTAGAAGACGAAATAATCACATATACAGATAAAACTGTTACTCAATTCTTGGGATGTAGTCGTGCAAGAGAGAATACTGTCAATGTAGCACATGATGCAGGACAAGATGTCATTGCTGCTTTTAAAGTCTACGGAAACTCGAATGTAGACAACTCTGAGATTCTATTAAAGGTATATGGTGGAACTAGAGGGGTTACACTTAATAATGGTGGAAAATACTACTTACCAGACTCAAAAGTCACCACACCCGCTGCACCTGGCTTCGATAGTCTTGATCCAATATATGATAGCTTCATCTATAATGTCAGACGTGCTCTCAGAGGCGACTCAGCGACTCTAGGAAGCATCAATGCTGATGGTTCGGTAAAATGTACCGTAACTACTAAAGAGAAGCATAGATTGGTCAGAGATGACGTAATTAGAATCCTGAATGCTCCTGAAGACATCTACAACAATAATCATGACGTTGTTGGTATTGTTGATGACTTTACTTTTGAATTCAACTTTACTACAACCCCTGCTAATGGCATAAGTGGTTATGAGTTCTATATTGCCAGAGAGTTTGCTTATGGTAAGAGTGATTATGGTTCTATTGACAATATAATCAATAAATTTACAGGTGACGTACAAAACAGTTATAAATCCGCATCAGACGTCATTGTTGCTAGTACAGGTATACCAACTCATAAGATAGGACCTTTTGGTTCTACTGATTTAGTACCAGGCAACCAAAGATATCTAAAACGCTTCCCAATCACACCTAGTGTCAAAAGTACAAAGACTGCAACTCCTGTAGGACAAGTTGGTCTTGGTGTAAACGGAGTTCCCTTCTTTTCATACAAAGGAGAGGGTATTAAGAAGTATGGTGGTCTATTATCAATTACTAAGAATGCTGGTGGTACAGGATATGATATTACAAACCCACCTACAGTAGAATTTGAGGAAGATTATAAATTAGGTGCAACATATGCTTCATTGACAAGAGTGAAGTACAACGGAAACAGATATGTTGCTGATACTGCTGGTGTAACTTCAACTACAGGATACCCAACACATACAATCGGTACAGTTACATTAGGACAGGTTAACTGGACATATGAAGGAGAGTCTGCTGCTGCTACCGTAACAGTTACAGGATCCGTAACTGCAGTGAACGTTACTAACGGTGGTTCTGGATATATTACAGAACCAGTTGTTTCTATTACAGGTGGAGGAGCTACATCTGATAATCAGGCATCTGCTACTGCACAAATTACTGCTGGTGCTGTTACTGGTATCAATGTAGTGCAAGGTGGTTCTGGATATACTACAATCCCAACTGTCACACTGACTGGTGGTGGAGGAACTGGTGCAACTGCTACAGCAATCTGCAGAGGACCTGTTGATACAATCTCAATTACTGATGCAGGAAGTCAATATGATTACGAACCTACTATTAGATTAATTACTGGTAGTGGTGCTGTTGCGTATCCATCAATATTAAACGGAAAGATAGAAAGTATAATCGTCACATTCGGTGGAACTGGATATTATGGTGCACCTGATGTTATTGTTACAGGTGATGGAGTCGGTGCTACCGCATTTGCTGTTGTTGGTGCTGGAAATATTGTTACTTCTGTTATTGTTACGAACAAAGGTGCGGGATATTCCGCTGGTGCCACAACAGTAACCATCGTTTATCCTGGTTCTGGTGCAAAGTTCCAAACCAACCTTACGGAATTATCATATAATGAAGCTGCAACACAGGCAGAATTGGGAAGTTCCTCATTTATAGAGCGTACAGTTACAGACGATGCGGGTGGTGCATCTATTCAAGGTGAGAACTATTTGATATATGGCGGTGAATATGGATATATGCATAACCCTAAGAAACTTAGGTTCCTTACTAAAGACAATATCAGCTCTGCTCTTACAGAACTCAACCCTACAATACACTCACCTATTATTGCATGGTCGTATGATGGACATCCAATTTACGGACCTTACGGTTATACAGATCCAGAAAACGCAGCACCATATAACACATACAAACTGATAATCAGTAGTTATAGAGTAAAGACTAGTAGAAATGCTCTTCTAGACGGTCTCACAGACCCTCTAGGGACTTATATCGAAGATTATGAGTATGTACAAGGTTTAGGTGATTTAGACGAATATAACGGTAGATTCTGCGTTACTCCAGAGTTTCCAAACGGAGTGTATGCATATTTTGCTACAATCAAAGGTTCTGCAGGAGAACCAGCATTCCCATACTTTGTAGGACCTAATTTCTACGGAGAAGCAAATTCTACAAACTGGAACGGAAATGGTTTGCAGAAAAACTTCACAGAAGATGCAGTTCGTTATAGAGAACCATTTATTGGTGTGGACAATATTACAGCGAAGAGAAAGGAGCTTGATAACAAAGTTGATTTCTTCTTAGCAATGGAAGATACCACAACATTAATTGTAATGGAGAGTGGAGAGAATCTAGCGTATCTTGAAGATGGTATTGGATACTATAGTTACTATCCTACTATTAGAGGTGGTTTAGCAGATTCTCTTGTTGTATCCGCAACAAACAAATATTCATCAGCAGGAATTGACGAATATCTTGTAGAAGGTGGTGGAAAAGAGTATAAGGTAAACGATAGACTATTATTTGACAATACAGGAACTGGTGGAGACGGAGTTAGTGGAAGTGTGTCCACAGTGGAGGGTGTAACCATACAATCTCTTACAAATGCGGTTTCTGCATTTGATGATATCTTTACTACTAGTATATCCACATCAAATTACCATTATCTTAAGGTAGGTGACCAAGTTACAGTTTCTGTGACTGATAATGCTAATACTAGAACAATAAAGAGTAAAGTCATCTATAGTAAGTATCATTTCAATTATTTTGACTTACAGAGCTTCAAACTCCTCTCCGCATGGACAATGAGCACTGCGTACAATAAAGAGGATCTTGTTTACGTAGATAACAGAGTTTATAAGGCAGCAGCTACAGGAACTTCAGATTCTAGTTCTGGAAATGCACCTACACACAATTCTGGAACTGTCACAGACGGAACCTTAACATGGACATATGTAAGACTACGTACAGACGGAAATCTATATCAAGATGGTTGGAGTAGTATTACAGGAGGATCCAATTATGCAAATGGCACATATGCTAATGTACCATTATCAACTAACGGTTCTGGACTTGGTGGTCAAGCAACTATCGTCGTTTCTGGAAATGCGGTAAGTTCTGTAACTATTACGACAGCAGGAACTGGATATAACGTAGGAGACACAATATCTGCAGATAATATCAATTTAGGTAATGCAGCAAGTCCTGCAGGGTCTGGATTCACAATAACCCTTACACAGACACAAAGAGAAGCAGTAGGTCATACTAATCTTGCACATCAACTAGGAATTGGCGATACAGTCAATGTCTCAGGTGTATCACCTTCGTCTTACAATAAGACAGACTATACAGTTGTTAGAACAGAGACTTTACGTAGATTTACGGTAAAGAGTAATTTTGCAACTCCTGCAGCTGCAAATATTACAAGTGCAGAAGTTTATGTTGAAGAACCTAAGTTACAGTTAATAGATGGTCACTCATACACCTTTGATACTACAGATAGTAGTAATGCGAGTAAGAAGTTAGCATTTACCTTTGATCAATCAAATACAGACATATTCACCTACAAGAATATTACTAGTGAAATATTAGACTCCGTAACTAGTGAACAGAACTCTATTACGATTAAGATAACAGAATTACCTGGTATCTTCTATTATTTTGATTTACAAGGAACTGTATCTGGTAGTTACTTCACAACAATGAATGATCCTGTAATAGGAACTAATATTGTGTCTGAGAAAACAGATACTACATTTAAGTACATTACTGCACTAGAACCAGAATCAGGATATACTGTTGGTGTATCATATGCTACAAACTCAATATATGCTACTGGTGGTATTAAAACAATCACAGTTGGTGATCCTGGCAGAAACTACTCATCTCTACCAAAATTCAGTGGATCTACAAGGTCTGGTTCTGGTGCAACTGCTGTAGCGACTATTTCGGGAACATTATCCGCTGTAGCAATTACAAATGATGGATCTGGTTATAATCAGGCATCATTACCTACTGGTGTTGTAACATTACCTGATTTTGTAGATTTGACTCTACAAAACGTATTTGGTTCATTTGTACCTAATGAAATTCTTATATCGGAAGAAATACAAGGAAATCAAACTGCAAGAGGTCAAGTTATAACATGGAACCCAGTTACATCAGTATTAAGAATTAAACCTTTACAGAACACTAGAACTGGTGCTGGTAATAAAGGTTATATTATGTTCAGCACTGCAACTGCTGAAACTAACAATGTATACAGTTCTGACTCTCAGGCTTCTATCCAAGCAATAAGTGGAACTCAAGCAATTGTGGCAACTGCTGTAAGTGGTGGTGGTAAATTAAGTTCTGTGACAGTTACTAATCCTGGTACTAACTACAGGTCTGCACCAAGTATTATATTTGATGATCCTTATTATGGTTCTGTCGCAACTGTCTCACTTACGTCTCAACCTGCAGGTAACGGAACATTTACCGCAGACACAAGTACCACTGGCGTAACACAGTCCACTGTTTCACCCGCTGGTGGAGCAGGAGCAACATTTACATTTGTCACAGATGGTAACGGAAGAATTTCTACAGTTACTCAAACTAGTGGTGGTAGTGCATATGGAATAGGAGATGTACTAACTTTTGATGGTACTAAGTTAGCTGGTGGTGATAGCACTGAAGACTTTACAATTACAGTTGTAACACTATCACATGATGACCCTGCAACTATATCTACGATTATTGATGCATCTATTGATACAGTGACAGTAAGTAATGGTGGTTCTGGATTCCTATCTGCCCCAACAATATCAGTAAGTGGTGGTAATGGAATCAATGCTGTATTGAATGCAACGATACAAAACCAGAGTGTTACATCTATTGGTATAGAAGCAGCTGGTATACAATTCCAAAGTCCTCCTATTGTTACTATTGAGCAGAAGACAGGTACTGGTGCATCTGTACTACTTAAATCTTCAGACTTAGGAAAAATACTTAAGATTAGTGGCGACAATATTACATACAACTATTCTCACGATAGAACACTTAAACCATCATTAAACACAACTTACAACTTGCAGTTAGTTAGAACTCAGGTTATTGACTACATCGATGTTGTGAATGGTGGTGACAATTTTGTATCTCAACCAGAAATCGTACTTACTGGTGGTCAAGGTTCTTTATTCTCATTAACACCTATTATTGAAAATGAAGTGATACAAGCAGTAACAGTTGACAATCAAGGTAGAGGATTTACTTCTGCTCCTACTGTAAGTGCAAAAGTAACACATACTTGGGTTGGATTACAATCTAGCAGCACATTAAACTTCCCATACAATGCAAAGATACCTTTGGGTACAAGATTAAATCTTGTAGAGTCTGCTGGTCAAATGCCAGAACCATTAGCGATTAATACAACATATTATGCTATTCCAGCAACTACAGCAAATGGATTAGCAGATAATCAAATCAGATTAGCATCATCCCTTGCAAATGCGAATACAGAAACATTCATCAACTTTACGAGTGCTCCTGTAGGAGATATATCAACAGGACAGACTAGTTTCACAATGGAAACAACTGACCTTGGCGATACTATCAATGCTTACATGAAACCAGCAACGTTCTCTGTTGGAGAGAGAATTTATCAAGGTGCTTCCACATCTTCATTCACTGCATATGGATTTGTTAAGAATTGGGACGCATCTGGTCGTGTTGTTAGTGTTGAGATAATTTCTGGTGAGTTTAAGGTTGGAGAACCTGTATTTGGTGAAGAGACTGCAGCATTTGGTCAAATTCACACATTCAGTAGAGCTGATGCAGTATTTGATGTATCTCCTATCAGTATCAGTGCATCTGGTTGGGAAAGAACCACTGGATTCCTTGATCTTAATGAACAGCGTGTTTATGACAGTGATAGATTCCAAGAATTCTCATATGACGTATCATCTTCAATAAACATCAATGATTGGAAGAATCCACTTAAGTTTGCTGCACACCCTGCAGGATTTAAGGTAGTTGGTACACAAGTTATTACACAATCAGTTAAGAAAGACTATAAGTCTAAGTCAAACCTTAATCTAAATGCTGGTAATTCCACTGACTGGTGGATTCCAACAACAAACAGTATAGGAACTACATTTAACGGTACAACATACGTTACACCTAAACCATCTGCTAGAAATACTGGTAAACTTGCTACTATCAATAACTTTGCATTAGCAAAACCAGACTATACAGCAGCAGTACCAACTGAAGTAGCAATATTTGGTAGACAACTCTTAGACATACAAAAAATATTATCTTGTATCGTTTATAAGATTGATGATATCAGTGATAGAACAATTACGTTTGATGGATCATCTTCTAGTGCTGTAACTACATCTAATAATAGAATTACACTTGCTAATCATGGATTGCTTTCTGGACAACGTGTAGTTTACGGTGCTGGTGGAGATAGATTCCAAGATGCTAGAGATTTAATTGTTAATAATATTGATTACATTGTTGAAGAGACTATCGGAGCTCTAAATGCAGCATATCCATCATTAAATTATAGTGGAGCAACATGTGCTAGAGATACTAGACTTGTAATCGCTGCTTGGGCAAATGATCTTAAGTATGGTGGTAACTACTTTACATTAGCAGCAACTAACTCATATGTTGGTGGTGTTGTGAGTCAAGGTAATGCATATATTGATGCTGGCAACTTACTTAAAGATAATAAGAACTTAATTGCTGCTGAGGCAGTGTATCAAATGTTACAAGATGCAACAGTTGGTATTCCATCAGGTTTTGCTGGTGTACCTGGCGGTGATCAGAACTGTATTGACGATATTGTAGATGTTGTTGAAGCAATTGCATACAACTTAACATATGGTGCAAATAGTGAGGTGTGGGATGCAGCAAATCTATACGTTAACACTGTACACCTAGACAATGAAGAGACACAGGCAATATGGGCATTTAATAAAGCAAAAGAACTAGCAGCATCTATCATAATCAATCAAGATGTCACAATCACAGGAAATCATGGATACACCCAAGTTAAGAACACTGGTGTAACATTTGATGCAGCAATATGTGCAACTGTAGATAGTGCTATGGACACTTTGTTCAATATCGTGACAACTGCGATAAACTCAGACAGTTTATCAACTGTCACAAGGACAAATCCAACAAACTACATCGCACACATAGCTGGTGAAGAAACAGAGACAATATTTGCATTCAACAAAGCAAGAGATTTATGTAATCTAGCAGTAACAAACAGTCTACCAGTTGGTACATACACAAACATAGTCCCACAGACTGACTTAAGCATTACAAACGATTCTGGAGGGTGTACAGACGTTAAATCTGCAATCACTACATTGTCTGGTATTATTACAAATGGTATTGACAACCCTTCTACTCTTCCAATATCAAATACAGGTAACTACCCTAGTAATAGAACTGGTGCTCCAATTGGTGGATTGTCAAACGCAGGAATCTACTATGTGAGATATGTTGATGCAAATACTATCGAACTTGCAACAACTGAAGCTGGAAATGCTATTAATTTATCTGCAGTAGGAACTGGTGTTGGACATACCTTTAGAATCTTTATTGACGGTGTTAACGATACATTCTTACTTAGAACAAACACAATTAAGATTGGTACTAAGATTGGTAAGACTGCTAACAAGTCACAGTTGCTAGTAATGACTAATGGATTAGTTACAAATCCAGCAACATATACATTTGCAAATGATGCGATAACATTTATTACACCTCCTCTTTCAGGAACTAGTGTTCTTTGTATGTACTATGACCGTGCAAGTTACTCAGGTAGTTTCCAGTTAGATCAGATAGGAGATGAACTCAAGTCATTCGATGTATCTACTGGATTGACACCAGGTTCAGGATATGATAATGGAACATATACGAATATACCACTTAAGAATAATCTTGGAAGTGGAATAGGTGGTACTGCTGATATTACAGTTACAAGTGGTGCTGTAAGTAATGTTGTACTAAACGCTGCAGGAAATGGATATACAGGGAATGATGTATTAGGTATTTCCGATGCTCGTGTTGGAGAACAATTAGTTAAGCATTTCATTCCTTCAACTGGAACATACGATCCTGCTTCAGGTTCTATGGTATTGACTATCGGTTCTGGTCATGGTTTATCAGCACCAACAACACATACAGCATCCACAGCAACATACGATCCTAATACAGGTTTGATGGTGGTAACTATTAACAGTCATGGATTTGTAAATGGTGACCAAGTTAAATTTGCAGACAGTTCTATAACATTCAGTTGTGCATTTGGTGGTGCTACTGGTGCTGCAGCAGAGAAGGCATATCCTCGTTCTACTGACTATGCTTCTGACAGATGGTTACAAGTATTTGACGTAACAGCAAATACATTCACTGTACAGATTCTTGATACTATTCCTTCTACCAACGTTGATACACATACATTCGTATCCGCAGTATCAAATGGTATTAAGAAAGCAGTCTCCACAGTTAGAATTGCAAACGAATCATTACAGTTTAGTTGTGGTTACAACGGTGGTGGTACTGCATCATATCCTCGTGCTACTGACCCACTCGGTACACAAGGTAAGATGAGAGATATACCTGTTGAAGCAGTTGCAACTACTACTATTGAAGTCAATGCATTAAACGGAACTACTGCTACAAATACTGATACTCATACATGGGTTGGATTATCAACTTATCAGTTCCAACCAACTGGTATTGCTTACACACCAAGCACAGGTGAAATGGTCTTGACTAAGACTTCTCACGGAATGATTAAAGGAGATAGAATACAGTTTGCTACTAATTCTCTTACATTCACTTGTGGTTTAGACAACGATACTACACAACACACCTATCCTAGAGTCGGAGATCCATCAGAGGGTGCATGGCACACTATTGATGCTGTAACAAATGATACATTTACTGTTTTCGTAGGTGTATCATCTGATACATCAACACACAACTTTGTGAGTGCCACTTCTACAGCTGTCACAAGAGCAGTTGTATCTTATGGTGTTTACAAGTACAGCAAAGGTGCTGATGCAGCAAGTCTCATGAGAACTAATCAAGAATTCATTGCTACTACTGCATATGGTAGGATGATGGCAAACAATGCAGGATTCTCTAGCAGTTATCAAGTCAAATGTATTCGTGATACTAAGATTCTTGTTGATGCTGTTGCTGACAATATAGAATTTGGTGGAAACGATGCAACTTATGATGCAGCAAGTTTCTACGTTGGAACTGTACACCTAACAGGAGAAGAAGACCAGTCTGTAGAAGTATTCAATGCTGCTAGAGATATTTGTCGTCAGGTTATGCGTAACCTTACAGTTACTACAAACTCATATACTGTAGGAACTCAGACAACAGATAGTACAATTAGTAATGACTCAGGAAGCACATCGTATTCAGAAGCATGTTGTATTGATACAGCATCTGCTATTTCTACATTGTGGAATATAGTTACTACTGCGGTTGGAACCACAGCGGGCGGTAGTGGAAACTTAAATTCAATTACTAGAACTTCAGCTGCTCAACCATACTTCCAAGTTAAGGTAGCAACAGTAACGTTCGATGGAACTGACACAACATTTACTGCACAAGTAGGCGGTAGTACACAAGTACTACCAGCGAGTGATAACTTCCTAATTTTCTTGAATAGTACTTTCCAGATAAAGGGTACTACAGAGTCTTACACATATACAGGAAGCACAATAACATTTAATGAAGCACCTATACCTGGCATGGACTTCTATGGGTACTATCTTGGTAAATTAACTTTACTAGATGATATTGCTCCATTCTTTGATAGTACTAAGAAAACATTTACTATGAAGAGTGAAACAGAACCTTTCTCACTTGAATCTGATAACCCAGAGGTAGAAGCACAAAATAACTTATTGATATTCTTAAATGGAATATATCAGGAACCAGGTGAAGCATTCTCATTGACAGGTTCTATTATTGAATTCAGTGAATCACCTAGAGCAGGATCAACATGTAATATGTTCATCTTTACTGGTTCTTCTGCTGACGTATTGATTAGTAATACATTCAACGCTCTTGATATAGGAGATAGATTACAAATTGCAAGTGAAGGTTCTGATAGATCAATCGCTAAAATTTCTAGTTCTATTACGATTGATAGTTATGAGTATACTGGTTTGAGACCAACAACTGCAGTATTTGTTGCAACGGTTGTAAATGGTATAGTGACTCAAGTTACTATTACTAATCCTGGTTCAAATTATGAAGTTCCACCAATACTTGTATTCACAGGTGGTGGGGGTGAAGGTGCATTTGCAGAAACTACTATTGAACAAGGTAGTGGTAAAGTTCTTAGCGTCATCAACCTAAATGGTGGTTCAGGATATACTCAAGGAATTCCTACAGTAAATGCAACTCACCCAGTAGCAGTTCAAAGAAAGGAGAGAAACAGAATTATTTCTAATTCTAAGAATCTTTCTGCCAGTTACTTGACTTCAACACTCTCACAATCTGGAACTACAATCAACCTCCAAAATGTTTGGTATGATTCTAATCAGAAGAATGGATTCCCTGCTGAAGGAGAAGTTTTAATACCATTTTATGATAGTGTAAATAGTGTGTGGTGTACAGAAAGAATTCTGTATGGTGCATCAGATACTTCTGGTAATACTTTAACAGTTGCAACAGACGGTAGAGGATACTTAGGAACAACCGCAGCAGCACATAACGTTGTAACTGGAACTTATAGTTCTAGTGGAACTGCATGTACAGTGACAACATCTAGTAATCATTTCTTATCCACGGGTCAGACAATTTACTTAGACTTTACAAGTGGAACAGGTTTTGACGGAACCTACATAGTTACCGTCACAGGAGCGACTACATTTACAGTTGAGTTCCCATTCTCTAGGACAACAAGCGGAAACGTAAGTCTTCTCCTAGAAGTTCGTCTAAGATCCTTATAAATAACCAATAAAGCTTATATTGCGATGGCATTAGTTACAGACAAATTTAGAATATACGCTGCAGAGAGTTTTAGGAACACCTTAACAGCTGCTAATAAGGTCTACATGTTTGTAGGTAGAGCAAAGTCTTGGGGTAGCTCAGACGTACCTCCCACAGGAGAACCTATTGATAGTTTTGAGTATGCAAGAACTTCTTATAATGATTCTGTTGCGTTTAAGCGTGTAGATATATCTGATACTGCATTAGTAGTTCCTAGAGTTGATTGGATAGATCCTGTTAACACAACTGGTGGAATAGGACGTACATACTCAATGTACAAACCTGACTATGCACCAACAAAAACAACTGCAAACGGATCATCAAGGTTATATGATAGTAACTTTTATGTGATGAACAGTAGTTTCAATGTTTACAAGTGTCTTTATAATGGACAAACACCAACCTACCCAAGAGGACGCCCTTCTTTGGTAGAACCAACTGGTACATCAACTACTATTATTGAAACATCTGATAGTCCTGGTGTTTACTCATATCGTTGGAAGTATCTTTATACTATTGATGCTGACAACATTCTAAAATTTGTTACTTCTGAATTTATTCCAGTCTTATCAAATAGTCTTGTACAATCCGCTGCAAACGCTGGTTCTATCGATACTATTGTTGTTGAGAATGCTGGTGCTGGTTATAACAATGGTACTTACACCAATGTTCCTGTCCGTGGTGATTATAATATTAATGGTGGTACACAAGCACTATGTACGGTAACTGTTGTTTCTGGTTCTGTTTCTACAGTAACTATTACTCAAGCAGGATCTGGATATAGTTTTGCAAGCATTGACGTTAGTTTGATTACTAATATTGGAAATGGTTCAAGTGCAGATCTTGACGTTGTACTTCCTCCTAATAATGGACATGGTTTTGATGCTGTAAGAGAATTAGGTGCATATCGTCTAATGTTTGCTAGTAAGTTAGAAACTACTAGTGCATTCGTTGATTTTCCTAATGACTTGACTTACAGAAGAGTTGGTCTTGTACTAAACCCAACTGATTACAACACTACAACAGTTTGTAGTCAAAATACAAGGTCTGCTGTTAAAGCAATGATTTTCCCTCAGAGTGGAACGGGAACTCCTAGTGGTAACTTCGCAGTTGGAGAGACAATCACTCAAGCATCTACAAATGCAAAAGGATTTGTAGTATCATATGACTCCACAACTAAAGTACTAAAGTATTATCAAGATTCAATTGATGGTACTGTAAATGGAAACGTTATAGCGTTCACTGGTTCTAATCAAATTACATCAGGAACAAATAGCTATACAGCAACTCCAGATTCAACATTTGGAACATCATCTGTTCCACTATCACAGATAACTATTGGTGTATCTGTGTATGAGTTAGGTTTATCTTTCGATAGCGGTTATGCTAATGAGGAAGTTGAATTAAACTCAGGTGAGATACTTTACATTGATAATAGAATCCCGATCACTCGTTCGGCAGACCAAAACGAAGAGCTCAAAGTAGTAATTGAATTCTAAATGGCACAGAATACTAATCTGAATATAGCTCCCTATTATGACGACTTTGATTCGGCAAAAGGGTTCCTAAAAGTATTGTTCAAACCTGGCTATCCAGTACAGGCAAGAGAACTAACTACTTTGCAGAGTTTGCTGCAGAATCAAATTGACACGTTTGGTCAAGGAGTATACAAAGAAGGTTCCATGGTGGTGCCTGGTGGAATAACACTGAACAACGACGTTCCTTGTCTTCTTATCCAGAACAGTTACCTCAACCTTGACGTAGAAAACTATCGTACTGCTCTAGATGGTAAGATTATAAAAGGATCTACTTCTGGTGTACGTGCACGTATTCTATTTTCAGTTAGTGCTACAACATCTACTAGAAACAATATTACTTTCTATGTAAATTACTTAGAGAAAGCAACAGATAATACAACAAGCACATTTACAGATGGTGAGACATTTACTTGTGAAGAAGATATAACATATTCAACTACAACTATTGCTGCTGGAACACCAATGGCACAGTTGTTAAACTCTAGTTCAAACTCTAGAGGTTCTACTGCCAACATTAGTAACGGTGTTTATTTTGTTAGAGGTTACTTTGTAACAGTTGCAGAACAAACTCTCATCTTAGACCAGTATGGTACAAGTCCATCTTATAAAGTTGGTTTGAAAGTAGAAGAAAGAATTATAACCGCTGATGAAGACGCAACGTTGTATGATAATGCTATTGGTAGCACTAACTTCTCAGCACCTGGTGCAGACAGGTTTAAGATAAATCTAACACTAGTTAAGAAATTAACTACAGCACCTAACTCTGCTGACTTTATCGAATTACTTAGAACTAATATTGGTAAGATTGAGAAAAAGGTAGAACGTAGTGATTTAAGTTTTATCAATGACATTCTTGCAACTAGAACTAAAGAAGAATCTGGAAACTATTACGTCAAGAAATTTAAACTAGATGCTAGAGAAAGTTTAGATGATGGATTTAACAGTGGTGTGTATTCATCTACTGAAACTACATCTGCTGGAGTAAGTCCTACTGAATCAGAGGTTGCTATTCAATTATCTTCAGGTTGTGCATATGTTCAGGGTTACAGAACTGAGAGATTATCCACAACATATAAAACTATTGATAAACCACGTACATTTGATACAGAGTTAAATCAATCCCTTACATCTGATTTTGGTAACTATGTCTTCATGACAAACCAACATCAAGCACCTACATCATATGAAACTATAGAACTTAGGGATACACTGACTGCTACACCTGGCACACCAGCTGGTACAGTCATTGGTCAAGCAAGAGCAATAAACTTCTCTTACGAATCAGGAACAACTAATAATCAAAGTACGGTTTACCGTACAAACATCATAGACACACAGTTCTATGTTAAAGTAACAACTACAGGCAGTGTTACATGGACTGCTGGTAATCTTTTATATGGTGCTACTAGTGGTGCAATCGGATATGTAGTTTCTGGTAGTGGTACTGCTGGATTCCTTTATGAGACTAATGGTACATTTGTATCAGGAGAGGTTCTTAAAACAAATAATGCAAGTGGTGGTACATTTGCAACCATAGCATCATCTGGCGTACTCAAATATGGTTTTGGTGATGTAAAATCATATGCTTTCAATAGTGGTGGTGGAACTGCTGATGCAGTATTAGATGTCAAGGTAGCATTACCTGGCTCAGGTCCTATTGTCTCAAGTATAAGTGGATCTGGTGCATCTCAAACTGCAACGATTACAGCTACACTGTCTAACTTTGCGTCTCAATTGAGAATAGGAGACATTGTAGAATTCTCAAATGCTAACTTAGCACATAAATGTAAGGTTACTGCAGTCACTAACAATTTCACATTTAATATTCAAAAGGTTGAAGCTGGTGCTGGTGCATTGACCAATACTGCACTTACAAGTCCTGTTGTAAGAACACGCCCAGAGATTAAAGATGCAACCAAGAAACAACTCCTAACACCATTAGGATTTTCTGCTATTAAGAATACAAATAATAACAACACACAAAACCCTGCTGGTTACTATAGAATTAGTGTTAACACAACTGTTAATGGTAGTGGTGAAGCATCTGCAAATGCTGGTGCTGGATTACTATGGAAGAATGGTGCTGATAATGATGACTTCCAAGTTATCATCACATCTGGATCTGGAGATGGAGATGTTTTAGGTGGCAGTGATATTACTATAAGTGGTACAAGTGCTAATACACAAACTATTGCATTGACTGGTTTATCTAATACTGGTGGTTCTGATACCATAACCATTATTGGTACAGTTTATTCTTCTGATAGGTCAGCAAAATCAAAGACTACAGAACGCATGAAGGTTCTGAAAATCGATGATACAACTGGTAGTGCTGTAAATAATTTAACAACTGTAGCTGGTGGTTTTGGTAGTAGAGTAGATGACTCTTCAATCTCTTTAGGTTCTGCTGATGTATTTAAAATTAAAGCAATATTTGAGTCTAAGGATGCAAATGATCCAGTAATTCCTAATCTTCAGTATACTAACCTACTTGGAACTCTTGCAATAGATGATGTAATTGAAGGTGATAGTTCAGGTTCTAGAGCTAGAATCGTTTCTACTACAAGTAATTACATTTACTTTATACCTGTAGAAGATGATGTATTCACAGACGGAGAGACAATAACTGCACCTAATGCAACATTAAAAATTCAATCTGGTGGTTTAACTACAGGTTCAACAAACATTAGTAGTACATATGAACTAGACGATGGACAGAGAGACCAATATTATGATTACTCTAGGATTGTAAGGAAAGCAGGATTTGCTGCTCCTACACATAAGATACTTATTATCTTTGATAGATTCCTTACTACTAACGGAGCAAGTCCTTACACAGTAGATTCATACCCTACTTCAGAATATAAAATTATTCCAACATACACTGGTAGTGAACTTAGAGATCATATTGACTATAGACCAATCGTTCCTGAGAAGTTAACTGGTTCAGGTAGTCAAGCATCTCCATATACTTTAAATGGAACTAAGTTCTTTGATTTTGCCAATAGAGCATTTACTGGTAATGAGACTGGATTGCCTGGCATAGGTGACACAACTATTTTAAGTTTACAGTATTACTTACCACGTGTTGATAAACTATACATCAGTAAGGATAGTGTTATCCAAATAGTTAAGGGTGCACCTAGTACTAGACCTCAAGCACCTGAAGATGTTGAGGATGCAATGCTATTAGCAACATTGACATATAGTGCATATGTTTTCGATGTTGATAAAGACGTTACTATAGAAGAGACAAACTACAAGAGATATACATTCAGAGATATTCAGGTTCTTGAAGATAGAATAAAAACACTTGAATACTACACCCAATTATCTTTACTTGAAAGTGAAACTGCAAGTATGGAGATTAGAGATGCTAGTGGTCTTAGTAGATTTAAAAATGGTTTCATAGTTGATAACTTTGCAAGTCTTGCTACTAGTGACACATTACATCCTGACTACAGAGTATCAGTTGATTTTGAGCAGGGTTATGTTAGACCAGCACACTATACAACTCAAGTTCCTCTTACTTATAGTACAGCTTCTCAAAACGTTACACAAACAGATGATATTATAACACTTCCATATACATCTGCTGTATTAATTGACCAACCATATGCATCAGCTGTGGAAAACGTCAACCCATTCAATGTATTCACATATGTCGGTGACATAGAGTTATATCCAGAATCAGACAATTGGGTAGATACAACATCATTAAATCCTATTCAAGGACCTGTTGTAGAGGGCAACTTCTTAACTACAGTTAGAGAATTTAATGCTGACCAAAATGGATTTGCTCCAATACAATGGAACTCTTGGAAAACAACTTGGACAGGAACTGATACAACTCAGAACATTGGTTCATGGAGAAATATGGGTGGCGGTAAAGGTGGACAACAGCAACGTAGAACCACCACTACCACAAGTACAACAACTACTCAACAGACTAGAACTGGTATTAGATATAGAGTTACACCTGTAGTTGAGCAACAATCTCTTGGTAGTAGAGTTGTATCAGTTGAGCATATTCAATTCATGCGTTCTAGGAACATTGAGTTTGTATGCCAGAAACTAAAACCAAGAACTAAGTTCTTTGCATTCTTTGATGGTATTGCGTTACCTAAGAAATTAGTTACACCTAAAGTTATGGGTGTTATTAAAGACCCATCAACTGATGCACAAACAAATAATATTCCATTCCAAATTGGTGAGACAGTTCACGTTGTGAAAGGAAATGGTAAGTTTAGATTTAAAGCGAGAGTGGCATCACCTAATGATACCTTCTCAATCAACCCTCTTGACGGTGTAGATATTAGTTCAACTAGCGACTATACTTCTAACTTAGCATTTATTAATATCGATACTAAATCTCTTGCAGACCAAGCAAAGGGTACTTACTACGGTTCACCAAAACTAAATGATTACTTAGTTGGTGAGACTAGTGGTGCTATTGCAAAAGTATCTAATAAAGACATGATTACTGATAAGCAAGGTAATCTTAGAGGTTCATTCTTTATTGATGCACCTAATGTTGCTGGTAATATTAAATTTAAGACTGGAACAAAACTATTCAGACTTAGTGATTCTTCTTCTAATAGTAAGGTTATTGGAGTATCAGATTCTAGCGGTGAAGCAGAATTTGATTCATCTGGTATATTGCAGACCACACAAGAGACAGTCATCTCTGTTAGAAATGCTAGGATTACATCTGAAGATCAGTTTGATGCTAGAACATTAGTTAGTGTTACTGAAACATCTGCAGACGAAACAAGATGGCATGACCCTCTTGCACAAACATTCCTAATTGAAGATTCTAGTTTAGAAGGTGGAGTATTCTTAACTAAGATAGACCTATTCTTCCAACAGAAAGATGCTGAGATTCCTGTATCAATTGATATTAGAACTGTAGAAAATGGTACTCCCACACAAACAATATTACCATTCTCTAAGGTAGTTAAACAAGCAGCGGATGTATTTACATCTACTGATGCTTCAGTACCAACAACATTTACATTCAAAGCACCCGTATTCATTCCATATAGGTCTGAGCATTCTATGGTGGTCACATCAGATTCTAATCAGTTCAAGGTATTCATTTCACTTCTTGGTAAAGATGCTATTGATGCTGCTCACGCTGGAGAGAAAATTTCTGAGCAACCATATATCGGTGTGTTATTTAAGTCACAGAACGCTTCAACTTGGACACCTTCTCAGTTTGAAGATCTTATGTTTAAGATGTATAGAGCAGAGTTCACACTTCCGACAACTGCAGCACCTAGTAAACTTATACTAGAGAATGCACAGTTAGGAGAACAGAATGGTGGTTTCTTAAATCTTGCAACCAATACACTCAAGACTACATCAGGTAGCGATGAGATTAGAGTATTCCATAGTAATCATGGTATGCAGTCTGCATTAAACTACGTTAAGGTTACAGGTGTAGTCTCAGAGGTAGCAGACACAACAATTAACATGGGTTCAGGACTTACAACTACTGGAACAACATTGACAGTGACAGATGCTTCTCAGTTCCATACAACAATAGGTGGTTCTTCTGTTAGTGGATCTAACTTTGGATTCCTTAGGATACTAGGAACTCAAGAAGATGGCAGTGGAGATGAGATTATTGCATACGAAGGTATTTCTGGTAATGTGATTACTATTAATTCTGCTGGTAGATCACATAATGGTACATCAGGTTCTGGAACTGGATTGTCACATGCTGATAATGCAGTAGTACAATGCTATAACTTTGATGGCATACCTCTTACATTAGTTAATTCTACACACAATTCAACTACAGGTGGAGTTATATCGATTAATAGTCCACATAGTTACAACCTTAAGATTACAAATAAAACTGCAACAACTGGTATTACTGGTGGTGGATCTAACATAACTGTATCTCAGAACATTCCATGGGATGCACTAACACCTCAAATACAAAGTCAACTAGAACCTAAGACCAGTATGGTTACTAGGGTATTAGGAACAAGTGGAACATCTTGTGGTCCTTTCCCATCTGGTTCAAGTGCAGAAACATCATTTACAAAAGACACTACTTACATTGACGTTACTGTTGGTGAAGAGAACTACTTTGGTGCAACTAAAGTTATTGCAAATGAATTGAATGAAATTAATAGAATGAATAGTACAAAGTCACTAACCTTCGAGTTAAACTTAAGTTCTGAAGTTTCACACTTATCTCCTGTTATTGATTTAACTAGATGCTCAGCCATCACACATGCTAACCAATATAATAACATCGAACCTACTGCTGGTATTGGTGGAGAATGTGCTGGTAACTATATTACTAAGGTTGCGAGACTAGAGAAGAGTGCTACTGGACTTAAAGTAATGCTTGCTGCTAATACATTTACACAATCTAAGATTGTAGTAATGTACAAGTTGGTTCCAGTTGGTTATGCTGGTAATCTAGATGAGTTAGAATTCAGATTCTTTAACACTACAGGTATTCCAGATAGTGGTAATTTAGTTCCTCAGAACGACCTAACCACATTTACTGATTATGAGTACACTATAGAAGATACAGATGAGTTTGATGCCTTCCAAGTTAAGGTCAGTTTACTAAGTTACAATCAGCCATACATACCTAGGATTAGAGACTTTAGAGGTATCGCATTAGCATAATGAATTTAGTGCCAGTTGAAGGACATACATCATTAAGCAGGGATCCAGAGTCTAATGCAATAGTAAATAGTGATACTTCTGGGTATGAGGCATATAAGAAAGCACGTAAAGAAGCAAAAAGGAAAGATAGAACTTTGTCTGATCTACAGGCAGAAGTTGCGGAGTTGAAAGATATAGTAGCATCTTTAGTTACAAAAGAGGATAAATAATCAGGAGCTAAATAAATATAGGAAATTCTTTGAACTATGGCTTCTGCTGTATCTAATCTCATAATCTATCAGGGTGCTGATTTTATCACCGATTTTACTATCGAGAATGATAATGGGACTCTGTTTGACTTAACTGGATATACTGTAGCATGTAAAATAAAGAAGCACTATACTAGTAGTACGTCCACTACTGTGACTGGAGCAATACTAACTCCTGCAACTGCTGGACAGGTTCAATTATCTCTTGGCAATGCTGTCACTTCCGCAATGAAGTCGGGGAGATATGTATATGATGTAGTTATTACTTCGACCACTGGGCAAAAAACGCGAGTGCTAGAAGGTTCTGTAAGCGTACTTGAGGGAGTAACACTCTAATGGCAAGACTAAGATTTGGTGATCAATCAATTCCAAAGGTAACACGTGTCGCTGCTGGTGGCGGTGGTGGTTCACTTGGTGGACTGTCTGATGTAGATTTGACAGACACATCTCAAGGTGGATTAGCGAACGGATCAATGCTTGTATATGATCAAGCACAGACAAAATTTATAGCAACAAATGTCTTAAGTAACGTGACAATTAACGGAGGTAGCTTCTAATGGCTTCAAATATTCTAATCAAAAGAAGTACTGGTTCAGTTGCACCAGGTACAATTACGTTTGGTGAACTAGCAGTAACAACAGGTGCTAACGGTACACAAGCAAACTCAGGAGACCGTGTATTTGTCGGAGACAATAACGGTGCTGCTCAAGTAGTAGGTGGTAGATATTTTATGGACATGCTAGACCATGTTCATGGGACACTTACAGCGAGTTCATCTGTCCTAGTAGATAGTAACTCAAAAATAGATCAATGGAATGTTGACGACATTACTCTTAATGCAAATGTCATTACAACATCAACCACTGATGCAGATTTAATTTTCCGTGCCAATGGTACGGGTAAACTCGTCATTGAAGACGGGCAAGAATTAGAATTCGGAACAACTGGTGATGTAGAACTCGTCTTTACAGATGGAGATGCAGCATTAGATATCAAGAGAGCCGCTGGTTCTCCTGATTTACGTATACAGGATGATATGCGTCTGTACTTCGGTACTAATAAAGACGGTGGAATCCGATATGATGAAACAACTCTTGATAAAGTAAGAGTAGATGGTGCTGATTGGGAATACGATAATGGCGTTGCCATTAAAGTTTCTGATGTAACTGCATCTACTTCAAGTACAACTGGTGCCTTCTTAGTCGCTGGTGGGGCGGGTATCGCTGGTAAAGCCTCTGTAGGGTCTCTCCTCGTTGAAGGGGATGCTACAGTAGGAGATGCCTCTGGCGATAATCTGACTGTTAACTCCACTACGGTTTTTGAGAATGGCGTTACCTTCAACGGCACAACAAGTATAAACGCTGATATATCACAAACAGGACAGTTCGCAATCGACAGTCTGAAGATGGATGGCAATGTTATCTCTACTACCTCTGGTACTGAGATGATTCTTGACCCATTTCCAGCTGGTGGTGACGCTGAAGGTTTAGTCATTATTAAGGGTGACTTACAGATTGATGGTACTACAACAACTGTTAATAGTGCTTCAATGTCTGTCAATGACCCTACTATTGAGTTGGGAGACCCAACATCCGTACTGACATCTCAAGGCTCTACTGCCTCAGGATCAAGTACTATTGTAGTTGATAAAGTAACTGGAATCGCTGCAGGAGACGCAATCACTGCTGCATCTGGAATACCTAGTTCAACAACAATTTCTAGTATTAATACTGGAACTAAGACTCTTACATTGTCTCAAGCAACCAATGCAATCATTGCAACTGGTACTACATTAACCGTTACTAGATCAAGTAATGACGCATTAGACCGTGGTGTTAAAGTACACTACTACACTGGTTCTGCTGCTAAATTTGGTTTCTTCGGTTATGACCGTACAGGTGGTAATGACGGAAACGGTGCATGGACATTCATTGAAGATGCAACAGATACAGGAACTGTATTTGGTGTAACAGGTAACCGTGGTACAGTTGTACTAGGAGACCTAGAATTAGATACAGACTTAGAAGTACAATACGGTGGTACTGGAGTAAGTGCATTCGTTGCAAATGGTATACCTTACGGTAACAATGCAGGAGCATTACAAGTAACCTCAGCTGCTAACATGGCATCACCTGGTACAGGTGACGATGCCACAACTTCCAATCAGGTACTAACAGTCACCGCTGGTGGCGTTCCTGTATGGAGCAACACCCTTGATGGTGGAACATTCTGACCTATACGAACATGAACGTACAAATTGTTATTAACACACTACAAAAGAAAATTTCTGAACTGACTTTAACAAATGTGATGCTGGAAGCACAAATCGCTGATTTGCAAACCCAGTTAAATACTATAACCGAACAAAATTCTAATGAGAATGCTTTAAATGGCAACGAGAATCAAGCTAAAGAGATCGAGCACAGCAGCAGCGGCTCCGACGACTTCCACACTCCTTGATGGTGAAGTTGCGGTAAACACCGCTGATAGAAAGATCTACGTCAGAGACGGCTCTAATATAGTCGAAGTAGCGAATGCTGAACCAGCAACTGGTGAAATCACCACTGCGATGCTTAATGCTGACATCACGAATGGTCAGGGTAATACGTATTATGTTGCATCAGTAGGATCAGATAATGATTTGCTAGGTCATGGTAGTGCAAACGGTAAACATCCTGACACTCCATTCCTTACAATAACAAAGGCACTTACCAAAGCAACATCTGGTGACTGCATCATGATTGCACCAGGTGAATTCCAAGAAGTATTTCCACTAACAATTCCTGATGGTGTTACATTACGTGGTACAAACTTACGTGCGACAAAGATAAAACCAACGAATGCAACGCAGAGTAATAACGCAATAGTTCTAAATGGTGATTGTCAAGTATCTGATTTGACAATTAAAGATTTTTTATATGATAGTAGTGGTGATACTGGGTACGGTTTTGTATTAGGATCCTCAGTAGATTCAACTACAAGTCCTTATGTTGAAAGAGTTACAGTAACAACTAAAGGTAGTGTTGTATCTGGTTCAGATCCTTATGGATTTGCACAAGGAGATGCAGGACGTGGTGCTAAGCTTGATGGTGCCAATATATCTTCTTCCTCACAACATGCTTCTGTACTATTCAACGAATGTACATTCATCACACCTGGTAATATTGGTTTAATTGCAACTAATGGTATTAGAGTTGAGTGGTTAAATTGCTTCAACTATTTTGCATCTATTGGTGTACAGGGTATTCAAGGTGCTACAGGTAAATATGGCACAGGACAAACAAGATTAAAATTAGGTGGTACTGCTGGTACCTTCAATACGAGTGAAGTTGCATATCAATTAGAAGATGGATTCCAGTCAGGAACATACACAAGAACTGGAACCACTGTCACTCTTACAAGAACTGGACACGGTTTAGTCTCTAACGACTACATCTATGCAGACTTTATCAGTGGTGGTGCTACAGACGGATTCTATCAAGTAACTAAAGTAGATAATAATACCGTAACCTTTACCTCAGGTTCTGGAACTATAGCAACTAGTAATCTAACTTACAAGAAAGCAGTTGGTCGTGGTGTTGTTGCATCTAATGATGGAACTTACATCTATATTAACGGTAAAGGCACTGGTGAATTTGTAACCACAACAAAACCAGCAAAGGTATTAAGTAGATTTGGTGATACACAAATTGACACTGCACAAAGTAAGTTCAGTGGTGGATCAATATTATTTGACGGTACTCAGGATAACTTACAAGTTCCTGCTGATGCTGACTTTGGATTTGGTACTGCTAACTGGACTCTAGAAGCGTTTATACGCCCTACTAGTGTTTCTGGTACACAACGTATCTTTGACTTAAGAAACGCCTCTGCGACGGACACAGCACCCACTCTGTATATGAATGGCACTGCACTACATTATGCAGTAGGTAACTCATCTCAAATTTCTGGTGGTACTCTTGCAATTAATACTTGGTATCATGTTGCTGTTTCTAGAAGTGCTGGAACAACAAGACTATTTTTAGATGGAACAGAATTAGGTTCTAGTTACACTGACGCTAATGACTATGGTTCATCAAAACCTGTAGTTGTCGGTTCTAACTATGACACATCATCTCCTACAGAAGCATTTGCAGGAAACATTGATGAAATAAGAATTAAGAAAGCACAGGGTTCATACTCTGGTAACTTCACACCTACAACTGGAGAGTTTTCATCAGACCTCTTTACTGTATTATTACTACATGGTGGTGGTAATGATGCAACTACAGCATTTACTGATAGTTCTGGTGGAACATCAGATATTAGATCAAGTGGTGGTGATTCTGCTACTGTCGTAACAACTGCTGATTATGCTCAGTTTGGTGCTGAGTTACGTTCAGCTGCATCTGCATGTGTGTACGGTACTAAAGGTATACAAGCAGACGGTGCTGGTGTAAAACTTATTCTTTCTGGACATAACTTTGGTTATGTCGGTTCTAATCAAGACTATACTAATGACCCATCTCTTGCTGTTCAAGCAAATGAGGTAGAAGAACTTAACAGTGGTAAAGTATTATATTCATCTACAGACCACGAAGGTGACTTCAGAGTTGGTGATGCACTTACAGTTGATGCCTCTACTGGTAACGTACAGTTTGCTGCAACATCCTCAGCTCAGTCAGCTGCTAATATTACTTTAAGTGACTCAACTGGTACTACAAACATATATCCTGCATACGTTGAAACAGGTAACTTACGACTAGCGGGCAACAGTGTTACATCTACATCAGGTAAGATAATCCTCGACCCTGCTGGAGATGAAGATATAACTCTGAATGGTCAGGTTATTGCTCCAGAAAATATTTACTTTGCTTCTAATAGATTAGCATCTATCATCGGTACTGGTAACTCTTCTTGTGCGTTTACTGTTGGTTCTTACACACAAGCGGGTTTCTCCTCTTATGGTATTTTCTCCAACAAGAACTTTGCTATTAACAAAAAGGCATTAAACCTTACAACTGGACTTACAATCACTAATGAAGGTACAGGATACGATGCAGGACAATATCAATCACCTTTACTATCAAACCCAGACCAAGTTGCTACAGCAACTGCAACCCTAGCAACCAATGGTGCTATTGGAACTATTACTGTATCCAGTGGGGGTAATGGATTATACCAGTTAACTCCTGATATATCAGCAAACTTAACTCCTGTAAGTGGTAGTATAAGTTTTTTAGTTAGTCTTAGCACAGCTGCACGAGTTGCTCAGATTGCAATTACAAGTGGTGGTGCTGGATATACTTCACCTAACCTATCATTAACTGCACCTCCAACACAAGCATTTGATGCAAACTCTGCTATATCCACATCTGGAAATACAATCACATTTACATCAAGTTGGGTTAATAATGGTGATCAAGTAACTTATGATAATAATAGTAACTCAGACTTAACTGGATTAAGTAATGGAACTTCTTATTATGTTGTAAATGTAGATACTGCCAATAACACTATACAGTTGTCAACATCTTCTGGTGGATCTCCAATATCATTGACTGCTGCTGCAACTCCAAATGAATTACACAACCTTGTTGGTATAACTGCTACTGCTACTGCAACGGTTTCTGCAGGAGCAATTTCAGCAATCACAATTACTAATCCAGGATCTGGATATGTAACTGGTTCTGCACCAGCTCTTACTATCAGTGAAACAGGTGCAGGAATTACAGACGCATCTCTTACTGTTAATCTTGGATCTCAAGTTGGAACGGTAACTACAACTGGAAATGCAGTTTACACTGGTACACCAACTCTAACAGTCACCAATAATACTAACGACCCTACTGGTAGTGGAGCAACATTGACAGTTGCAAATATGACTTACCAAGTCGCTAGTCTTACTTTAAATGGTAGTGGTTATGGATACTCAGAGGTACCATTAGTATCATTTGTAGGAACTAGTCAAACTACTGCTATTGCATCTGCTACTTTAGACACAGAATTAGGTCAAGTATCAGCATTAACTTTAACTTCTGGAGGTGACGGATACACATCAGCACCAACAGTTCTAATCAATGGTGGTTCTGGATCTGGAGCACAAGCAAGTATTACTGTATTACCTTTTGGTGGTAATATTTTATCTGGTGGTTCTGGATATGCTGTAGGAACTTACCAAAACGTAAGTCTAACTGGTGGAGATGGAACTGGTGCTACTGCAACTCTATCTGTAGCTGGACTAACAGGAACTATCAGCAATGCTGGTACTGGTGGTACTGAATCTTCATATCAACAAATTGACATATATGCAAATGCTCCTGCTGCAACTTACGCAGTAACTGTTGCGAACCGTGGATTATTTGAGTTCGTAGCGGGGG